ACTTAAATAAATTAAAAGAGGACGGTTATATAGACTGGGAGAACAGAAACGATACATCAAATCTATATACTCTTACTTTTAATAGGGGGGGTGTCTCAGAAACACAGGGGGGTCTCCCAAAGATACACAATACTAAAGCTTATACTAAACAAGTATATATTCTTCCTTATCAAGAAATTTTTGAGATCTATAAGGAGAAATGTGATCAAAGGTTTTTCACTCATTCAAAGAACCCATACATAATTAGAAATAGATGGAACCAGTTAAAGGAAGAAGCAAGAAGAGGATTAGTTTCTCCAAAGACTGGAAAGAAACTTGACCTTACCAAAAGAGAATTTTGGGAAGCCTATTTTGAAATAGCAAACAATTCACAGTACTACAGAAATAGACTTGATGGTTTGATTAAGGGTAAGCCTGACTGTAGAACATTACTTTCACCAACACAATTTAATTCAATTATAGAGAGGAGACATGGATAGAATTATTTTTGATAAAGAGCTAGAAGCGAATGTGGTCAGTGCAATGATCATGGAAAGAGAGTGCTTCGAGAAAGCACAAGAGAAGGGACTAACTGAGGATGACTTTGTTCATAACTCATTTAGGAGAGCGTTTAAAGTTATGCTGGAGAAAAACATCAATGATTATGTGAGTGTATCTTCAGCCCTCAATGACCCATTTATAGCAGAGGAATTGAAAGAATGTGTGCTGGGCTTTATTTCATCAGCACCATTCAACGGTTGGTTAGATTTATTACAAATTAAATCAGCCCACAGAAGATTAAATAATTTATCTGAAGAGATTCCAAAGATTGTTCATGACGAAGGAAGCATTGAAGAAAAGATAGATCGTGTAAATGCCAAGCTCATGGAAAATAAAATAACCAAAAATTTTGGTACGCCAAAGAAGGCAGTCGAAGTATCTAACAATATTATTAACGAGCTGTCTGATCCGGGAGAAAATAAAAATGTAATTAAGACCGGCTTCAGTAATGTAGATGAAAAGATAAACGGATTTAAACCCGGTGATCTTATAGTCATAGCGGGAAGACCAGCCATGGGTAAAACAACATTTGCTTTGAATGTTGCAACCAACAACGCATTAGCAGGCAAGACTGTTTTAATTTTCAGTTTAGAGATGACTAACGAACAGCTCATGAAAAAAGTTATCAGCTCAATGTCAGAGATACCCATGGATAAGATTGTTAAGAACAACATGAATGAAACTGAAACACAAAAGTTTATGTCTGCCATGCACGAGATCAATCAAACAAACTTATACCTATTTGATAACGCACCTATAACCATAGAGACCATGATTAATAAAACAAATTCCTTGGCTGTCTCTAAGAAAATAGATCTCATTGTGGTGGATTATTTACAGCTGCTTATGACATCAAGCAAGGCACCAACAAACAGTGACTCAAGGGCGGCATCTATGACTTACATTTCCAATCTTCTGAAGGGGCTGGCTAAACAGACATCTTGCCCAATTATAGCTTTGTCGCAGTTAAACCGTGGTGTTGAGGGTAGGGTAGACAAGCGACCAGTCCTTTCGGATTTAAGAGATTCCGGTTCTATTGAACAGGATGCAGATATGGTAGCCATGCTTTACAGAGACGGCTACTATACAGAGAATCACAGCGACACATCGTCTGAGATTATATTCAGAAAGAATAGACTAGGAGATATTGGAACCTTTGGTCTTGACTTTGAAGGTGAGATATCAAAATTCTCTTCCGTCTTAGACGAAATCTTTGGGTCCACTATCAGAACAAAAAATAACTACGAGCAAATATGATACAAGAAGAAAACTTTCACCAAATGTTAAGGGACATAATCCCACAAATACAAGAAGCAAGAATTAATGTTTTGAAGGCTGAGGCAAATTTAAAAAAGGTTTTTTGGATTCAGTTATGCACAGCCAAGGATGACGGGGAGAGAAGTTATAACGCCCAAAAATCTAAGGCAGAGGCATCAGAAGATTACTACACAGCCTCAATGAATGTTGCTACAGCAAAGGCATCACTTGATGCATTACAGACAGAGAAGTCAGCAATCGATATGCAGTTCGAGGAATGGCGTACCAAGATGGCAAACCTAAGAATGGAAAGATCTAGATATGGTGCTTAAAGGTAGGACCCCAAACAAAGACGAAAAACTTTGGATGGATCGTATCGTAAATCTTGGATGTATAGTATGCTTACACACTTTCGGGGTGGGTAGCCCGGCAGAGGTTCACCATATAGATGGGAAGACCAAGCCGGGTTGCCATTTTCTAACCATCCCACTTTGTTTTTCACATCACAGAGAGGGCGTAGACACAACGATGTTTACATCCCGCCACCCATACAAAGCTAGGTTCTATGAAAGATATGGCACAGAGCTTGAGCTATTAGATTTAACAAAAAAATATTTGGAGGAGCTATGAAGTGTTGGCACTGTAGTACGGAATTGATTTGGCAAAGCGACCACGATCAAGAAAATGAAATAGGCAAGCAGATACTGGTCACTCATTTAGAGTGTCCGGAATGTAAAGCATTTGTTGAAATATTTAAGGAGGAAGACTAATGAGTTATTTAGGAATGCAAGATGAATATGAGAAGGACAATATAAACCCCGATCATTACAAGTCAGGTGACCTTCAGTGTATAGACGCTATTGAGGCAAGCATGACTAGGGAACAATACATCGGTTACCTAACCGGTAACATGATGAAATATCTTTGGAGAAATTCTAAAAAGCACGATGATCCGGTTGAGGATCTTAAGAAAGCACAGTGGTATTTAAACAGGCTTATAAACCTGCATGAGCAAAAATAGGATACAAGAGTTATATGAGGTAGCAGTCTTGCAGTACATACCTTATTACACAAAAATAACTCTTGATGCTGGGCAGGTAAATCGGGCAAAGAAAAAAATAAAAACCATCATTGAAGAAAAGCAAAAGGAATATAGTCACCAAGTAGACCATAAGAAACAATCAGTAAGATGGCTTACTGGTTTATGTGGGGAAATGGCTATAGAAAAATACCTAGGCATACCATTCGTTGATTTATCTGCCGGTGATTCTAAGGACTATAACTACCCTGATTTAAATAAGCTTGGTATCAATATAGGAATTAAAACATCTAAGCTTGGCAACTTCCCAGTTATTCAAAAACATAACACGCAATCACAGATCATTTTAATTAAGATTGATGACCTTAGCTTTTACCTTTGTGGCATAGCGAACCCAATCTCATTAAACGAATATCAATCAGATGAATTAATACTGGACCAAAATATTATCAAGCTAGGAAAGAAAACATGCTTCTATGGTTTCAATCAGCTCTTTAATATTTCTAGACTTAAGGATATTTATTATGAAGCACAGAACCGTAACGGGTGACATAGATACTGGTGCTTATGCACTAGCAATCGGTAACTTAAAAACTCACAAAGAAAGACTGGAATATATGGAAGATCTATCCCCAGGATTTCAAAATTTGTGTTATCTTTTAGCTATGCAAATGTCTTTACCCGAGACCATTGCGAACCTCCCGAGTCGGGAAGAAAGAGCAAGGGCGTGGGAAGAGTTGCCTGACAATTCTATGAAAGACATGGTGCGAGCTAGAGTAATTAAAATATTTAAAGAGAGGTGATCCAATGCCGGGAATGAGAGGAAAAGGAAAAAAGAAACAAAAGAAAGGTGCAAAGAAAAAATCAAGAGGTTGATTGGTCAGCGTACTTTAAGTCTATAAGGTCTGTTTGTCCTCATAGTCTCGAATCATTCCAAGGGAACAGGATTCATCTTGTTCCTTTTTATTATTTATTTCACCAAGCACATTGGTATAACGCCCTAGATAGATTTGATGCAATCTTATTTATAGGTGATAATAAAGTTTCATTAGGTCTTTTAAAAAACCTTGTTGATTATCTTGAAAAAGAATACAAACATTTAGAGGTTTTTTATTCGTATCCGGATGAGGGTACTTACTCTACCCCGAAGCCAGTAATCATTATGCAAAAGCGAATGGTTCTGCAAAGGGCTAGGAGGGAGTACAAACAAAAGCTTAAGGAGCAATAATGGAATTTTTATTTGTATTTGGATTAGTCTTTGTAGTTTGGGTACTTCTTGAGAAGTTCAAACCACATTGGTTAGACAAAGTTAAAAAACATTTATTCTTTTGGAAGTAAATGAAAAGGAAAGCCACTACTAAGACCGGCAGAAAGTTTGCCCCAGTGGCGAAGTCTAAGCGTGGCGTTCCTTTAAAGTATCTTGCAGGGCTGACCGGAGCGGCGAGGAAAAAAAGAGAGAGCGAAATTCTCAGTGCCTCAAAGCAATATAAGTCAGGCAAGCTATCTAAAACAGCTATGAATAAACTAGCAAAGAGCAGAGCTAAAGATGCCAAGAAAAAATAGCACGGACACAACCCTGAAAAATATGTCTAAGAAATATAATGTTCCTGTATCTATATTGAAACAGGTCGTTAAAAGAGGACGAGGTGCTTATTATTCATCGGGCTCAAGACCGGGGCAGACCCCAACATCATGGGGCGTTGCAAGAGCAAGATCTTTTGCATCCGGTAACGGCGGTGCAAGAAAGGCAGACGCTGATCTTTGGAAGAAAGTTACAGCTAGGAGAAAGAAATAATGGCATCAGCAAAAGACGCAAAGAGAGTAGCCGGAGGAGTTGAATACAGGGGTAAGAAATATCCCGGATTCAATAAGCCAATGCAATATCGTGGCTCCGGTAATTATAAGAAAACAGTATTAGCCAAAAAAGGCGATGAGATCAAGGTAGTAAATTTTGGACACAAGGGTTATGGTCATAATTATAGTTCTGAGGCTAGGAAATCCTATCTTGCACGATCTGCTGGCATTAGAAACAAAAGTGGCGGGCTCACCAAGGACGACAAATTCTCGTCAAACTATTGGGCTAGAAAAGTTCTATGGGCAGGACCGGGGAAAACAAAGAAATCCCCACCCAAAAAATGATTCTTTATACCGAGAAGCAATTGATAGATGCTTACACACAATTCACCACCGATTTAAAACAAACTAACATCCCGATACCCACCCTAGAAGATTTTAGAAAAATCTACGAAGACTATTATGAAAATTATTATAGGAGCGGTAATGACGAAAAAAGAAATATTAATTGAGAGCCTAAAGGAATCAGGATTGAACAACCCAGTTGTTAGGTGGATACCAAACAACCCCATGGGCAGGCGTCATGGAAAAACTACCGGTTGGGTTTATCGTGAATACGAAGATAAATTTTGGCAGAAGCTTGGAGATAACTTCGAGGCTGCCAAGTTAAATGCTAAGGAGTTAGGATGAAAATATTTGCTACTGAATTTGAACACGATGGAAAGACCTACGATGGTCCAAACATAATAGCCAAGGACTTTGATCAAGCCGAGGCTCTTGGATTATTAAAAGGACTTACGGTGTTGGGTGAAATAACAGACTATGTTGATTACTCATTAACAGATACTACAGAACATACATTCCATTAATGGCTGACTTAGTTTATATACACAGAATCAAAGAACAGTGGATCGATATTAATGAAGAACCACTACCGGATTCTGACTTTTGTTTGTTGTATGCGGAAGGGAGGCAGAACAACTGCTTCATGGAATTACTCTCACCCGACACAGATAAAAGCACTACTTGCTCTTTTCTATCTACCTTAGGTATTAAACCACTATACTGGATGCGTATTCCTGAGCCCCCTGAGGGCGGGAAAAGAAAAAGAAAGGTAAAGTCCTAGTCTACTTTTAAAACAACCCCACAGACAGCCTCCATGGCTCTCAGGGCTATTCTAATATCTTCTTCTGATAGGTCATCCGGATAGTTATCTAAAAGCTGAGTAACAGAATGATCAACTGGATCGTTGACTTTCATCTTGCGGGCTACTTCGGTGATTGCTTCTTTTATTAACATAGGATCTGATAGGATAACAAAAATGGCAGACCAATCAATGACTGGTCCACCATAAATATTGAATATATTTTTGTTATTGGGATTGACTTATAAAGTCTTTGGATGCAAAGAAAGTATTTTGCAATTCAGGGTTACTTAGATCGTACCCTAGGCTTTCTAGTTTTCGACCCAGTCCTTGGAGACTTAGGTCTTGTTCCCGCCTTAGTATTTCTACTGCGAGCTCTAGTACTTTGCTTTCTAGTTTTTGATTTAACATTTTTATTTACCTCGAATAAAGATAGGTACGCATCACGCAGCCCATCCATTCTTTTGATAATTAAATAAAACATGATGTTCCAAAGAACAAATAAGGGAATAAGTATTTCTACATTGTCCATAAAATTTCCTCCTTAGAACATCATACACAATTGACTACTTGAGCATAAAGTTTTTGACAAACTCAAACTTTCTCAAGATGGGCTCAGCCCATGAGACTTTTTTCTTTTTGCGTTTATCAAAGAATGTGGTCTCGGATCTGCCGGAATGGTAGTCGATCTTAAAAAAGTCATCATGCGTTGGGTCCGCCTTGTTAACCTGTAGGGTTATCATTCGGACTGAGGAGTCCATTGCTTTTTCAATAGCCTCCTCACCAAGCTCAGCTCTTCTTTGTTCAACAAGATCTCTATGCTGCGTCATTTGCTTTATTTTTTATAACCTTGGAAACATCTCCAAAGAATTTTGAGTCTGCCTCAAAATACTTGGCTGCATTAACAAGGATTCTTTTGTATTGAGCCTTGGTCAAGAATGCATCAAGACCGTAGGACAATACGGTTTCATTATTTGAGTCAACACCCTCAAGTGTTATTCTTATTTCGCTAATCATTTAGATACCTCCTTTGTAAAATCTTCATTGATTATTTCTTCGAAAAATATTTCAGGCAACACGCAGACAGAAACATAGTCATTAGATTCATGAGTATATTTAGATCTGAATTTGTCCTGCTTTGTAGGCGTCAAGCCGGAGAAAAAATCACCCCGCAAATATTCAACGGTTTTAATTTGATCTCTAGCCTTATTCCATACGGTTACTTTGGTAATGCTGTCCACTAAACACCTCCTTGTTTAATTATACCAGCCTCAATTAGCTGCATAGCGATTCTGCCAAACCTGCCTTGTAGAGACCAAGCCATACCAGTGTCGACTAAATACTGCCACGCTTCTATGACTTGCTCTTCGTTAGCAGGTTCCTCAAAACCTTCTGCTATTCCTACTGCAAGATAACTATCCATTAGGTACCTCCTGCAAAGCAAGTTTGTCTAATGCATCGATCCTTGCAATCTTTTCCTCAACTGGGAGCTGGTCCCAATCGGGGGGAAAAGAAAGACCACGCACAGTTGCATAAAACCTAGCTCTTTGATCTACACCTTTGTCTTCACTGTTAGACATAAGACTAAACATAGATGAAACAGCCCCTACCGTTTTTAAAAAATCATTACTCATGTTTGATACCTCCTATTAGATTAAACAGATTGTAAAAATTCAGGAACCTCGGCAATGAATTGCATTTCAAAACCTATTTCCTTTAGTTGCTTTAAGTCTTCAACCGTGAAAGTCTTGGACCCCTTAAATGCAGCAAGCTTTTCTGATTGCTTGCATGCTGGGTAGATTAAGTCTCTACCAAATACACTTTTTTGTATTAATGAAATTTGCATATTACCTCCTATATTTGTATGTATGCGTTAGACTCTCTCCGGTCCCTATTCGGGGAAAGAAGAGAGTTTCGACCAATCAGGTCTCTTCAGTAACGCTGAGATTATTCTTGATGATCTCCACATAAGTGAGACATCTTTGATAACACTCTACCCAGTCATCCATATAGTGCTCATCGTGGTAGGGATCTTTCTCATCACCACCACGGAACGGACCATACAGCCAAAGGTATGTGCCCCTCATGCCCTTAGAATGATCTGACTCATCATCAAGCTCAAGCTGAGGATACTGCTTCAACAGCCTCATGACAGATCTTTTGGCAGACTTCTCGTTTGCCAATTCTGTGTCAAGTGCTTTGATTCTTTTTGCCATTTCAGATCTTGTTCCTTGCATATCAAGAATTTTTTCTTGCAGGTCAAGAATTTGATCTGAATATTTTTTACACTCCTTGGTAAGAAAATTACGATAATCTCTTAACTCTGTTAGGGTGTTCTTAGCTTCTGTGTTATTCATTTAGATACCTCCTTTAAATGTTTTTGTAAGCTTTTCTAGTAACAACAATGTCGTGAAACCATTTGTCAGGACGATTAGCACTCATTGATCTATCGACACGCCTGTTGACATGAATGTCAATCATGCCCCAGTAGTACCTACCGCAGCAGTCATACGCATGGGAGCAACGCTCTGCTTCAAAGTCATAGCCTCCACCATCAAGGACCCACTCACGGATGTCTTCTTCGGTAATCTCAAAGTCCACATCAAAATTTATTTTCATCATCCAGCTTTGGTATGGTGAGTCATCAATACCGCCGTAACCATTCATGCTCATATCAACATAAATGTCTTGGTACTTTTGGGACATCACATCCAGTGCCTCGTCTTGATGACAGCCATTTTGCTTAGCAACTCTGTCTAACAGATATAGATAGAATGCTCTAAGAAAACCAT